AAGACAATAGTTGGTGTTGCAAGAGCTATGCATGCTTTCACAGATTTAGCAGGTAATAGATACGTAGCAATCGGCACAGATAAATTTTTATTGTTATATTTTGAAGGTCAGGTATACGATATTACACCTCTAAAAACTACTTTAACATCTGCAACAATAGCAACCACGAGTGGGTCACCAACGTGCACAATTACTAAATCAACACATGGTTTAGCAGTTGGAGATATTGTTCAGTTAGATAGTGTAACACTTCCTGGTGGTACAGGATTTAGTGCATCAGATTTTGAAGATAAAAACTTTCAAGTAATTACAGTTCCAACATCTAGCACATTTACAATTACACAATCATCTAATGCTAGTGGTACAGTGTCAACAGGTGGTAGTTTAAGTATTAAACCTTATGAACCTGTAGGACCAAGAGCTCAATCGTATGGTTATGGTTGGGGTATAGGATCATGGGGTGATGGTAACTGGGGAGAAGCAGCAACTGCATCTGAAGTTTCACTTGAACCAGGTTTGTGGTCGTTAGATAATTTTGGACAAGTATTAATTGCAACTATTGCAAATGGTAAAACTTTTACATGGAACGGTGGTGCTGCATCACCTTTAGACAATAGAGCCTCAACAACTACAAGTGGTTTTGAGACAAATAGCAACCCAACAGCCACTAGATTAACTTTGATATCTCCTACAACAAGACACTTAATTCATTTAGCTACCGAAACAACTATCGGAACAACTACAACACAAGACGATATGTTTATAAGATTTTCAGATCAAGAGGGAATAAATACTTATGCACCATCAGCAATAAATACTGCAGGCACACAAAGACTACAAGATGGCACAAAAATTATTGGTGCTTTAAAAGCAAAAGAAAGTATTTTGATATGGACAGACAATGCTTTGTATACCATGAAATTTATTGGTGCACCTTTTACATTTGGTTTTGAACAGGTCGGTACAAACTGTGGATTAATTGGTAAGAATGCAGCTATAGAAATTGATGGTGTTGCTTTTTGGATGTCACCAAAAGGCTTCTTTGCGTTTGATGGTACAGTTAAATCATTACCATGTAGCGTAGAAGATCATGTATTTGAAAATATCGACACTACAAAAGGACAGCAAATAAGTGCAGGATTAAATAATTTATTTACAGAAGTTGTTTGGTATTATCCATCTTCAGGTTCTGAGTATAATGATAAATATGTAATATATAATTACGGTGAATCTACTTTAACAAAAGTTCCGGGTGGTGTTTGGTACACAGGCACAGAAGCTAGAACGAGTTGGGTTGATGCAACAATATATCCAAAACCATTTGCAACTAAATACGACTCTACTTCTGATGGGACATTTCCTGTGATTGTAGGTCAAGATGGTCTAGGACAGACAACGTTATTTGAACATGAAGTAGGAACTGATCAGGTTAATCCAAATGGAACTACAACAACTGTTACATCTTTTATACAATCATATGATATAGATCTTGAGTCTAGAATGAGAAGAACAGCACAAGGTGGTGTAGCTTCTGGAGCTGTAGCTGGTGAGTTTTTCTTAGCACTACGTAGATTTGTGCCTGATTTTAAAACACTAGCAGGTAATTGTAAGGTAAGCCTTGGAGTCAAAAGATATCCTCAAGACTCACAGACCACAACTGCTTTAAGTCCGTTTACAGTTACATCAAGCACTCTTAAAAAAGATACCAGAGCAAGAGGTAGATTTTTAAATATAAAAATAGAAAATGATGCAGCTAGTGAGTCATGGAGATTTGGCACATTAAAATTAGACTTACAACAAGATGGTAGAAGATAATGACTAAGATAGTAGTAAGAATACCAGAACCAAAAGAAGAGTACGATGTTTCTACACAGAAACAAATAAATAGATCTTTGTCTGGTGTTATAGAACAATTAAACTCAACCTATTTAAATAATATAAAAGAGGAGCAAGAAAGATTTTCTTGGTTTTTAAGTGGCTAATATATATAAAAATGCAAAGGTAGATTTATCCACCACAGATAATACTACAATATACACAGCACCATCTGATTCTAGAGCTATAATTAAAAGTATTATAGTATCCGAGGACGCTGGATCAGGAACCACGGTAACTCTGACTATAACAGATGCTGCTTCTGCGATATTTAATTTATTTAAAGACAAAGCAATAGCCTCAAAAGCAACAACAGAACTGCTAACTCACCCTTTAATTTTGGAAGAAAATGAGGTATTAAAGGCACAAGCAGCTGATGCAAATGAATTACATGTAATTGCATCAATACTGGAAATAACAAGGGAGTAATATGGCATTTACAGAACCACCATCAGTTAGATACGTAACAATAGACGGTAAAAAAGTACCAGTTGTAGAGTGTGAAACTGAAATAGTATTAAGAAATAAAAAAACAAACTATGAATATAATTCTGATAAAGAAGCAGAAGATGATATTGCAAACCCAGATACAGATACTGTGAAAGAAGATGTTACAAGATCTGTTAAAATTAAAGTAGCCCACATGCCTCCACTGGGAGCAGGGTCCGAGGAAAATAAATAATGTCGATATTTGCAGCACCAAGTTTTTACAGTCAAGCAGACCAAGATATATACAATCGAGGTTTTAGTTTTATACCACAAGAACAGTTTAGAGGAGGTGCTTTTAATATACCTACAGTTGATGATAATAATACAGGTGGCGTAACAACATTACCTGTAAATAATTTTACTCGTAGTGGTGGTGGAGGTGGTGGAACTGCATTCACTGGTGGTGCAGGTGATCTAACAACAGCTTTTCAAAAAGCAGTAGATGACAGACAGGATAGATTAACAGAACTAAATAGGCCATTAACAACCTCTAGCATGTTGGGAATGGATTCATTAAATCAAAAAGTTATGGATAAAATAAGATCTGATAATTTATATGGAGATAGAGGAGCATTAAGTAAATATACTGATAAAGAGTACATGCAAGCATTTCCAGAAATGTTTCCTAATCAATCTTTTCCAGGAACTTTTCAAGAGAAACCTACAATTAATAGAAGAATATCAGATGCTTTTTATAGTATTCCTGGTTTAAGCAAACCACAATCAGCAGAACAAATAATGGAAGAGGGTTATACAGGTAAAGCTGGTGGACCCGGTATATTAGGAATGATATTAGGTTCGGTGGATAAATTTGGGTCTTTATCTAGACCTGATCAAGCATTTATTGCACAAAATATGGGTTATACTGGTCCAACAGTGTTTGGTGAAAATACAACAGGTTCAGATAAAGATCCGTTTGGATTAAATGTTAGATCTGGTTTTGGTAACTATGCAGAAAGAGTTGGTGTAGAAGCAACAAAACTTGGTGAGTCTTTATCAGGAAGATTAACAGATAAATATAGAGACCAGTTTGGATTAACAACAGACGAAGAACTTAGTTACGACCCAGTTACAGGTCAATATGTTGGATCAAATGCAGCAGCTGTAGCAAAAGCAAATCAAATGACTAAGCTTATGAGAACTAAACAACAGTTTTATTTACAAAAAACAAAAGAAAGAAATGAACTTAGGGAACAAGAAAAGAAAAGACAAGAAGAAGCATTTCAAGCTCAGTTAAATCAACAACAAAGAGAACGAAGACAAGCTGATTTAAGCAGAATAGATAGAGCATACAGAGAAGAAACTGGGGGCCAAGGTGGTTCTTATGCCACTGGTGAGTCTGGTGTGCAAGCAGATGGTTCTTACAACGACCCGTTTGATCCAGGTGGTGGAGAAAAAGACGGTGGTTTTATTGATGGTACAAACAGAAGAATGGATTTTATGATGGGAGGACTAGCAAACTTAGTCGATATATATGATTGATTATAACAATAAAACACGATACAAAAAGGATTTAGGCTAAAATATGACAATATCTAGAATGCAGATGGAAAGACAACTACGAGCAGGTGGCGGACTCATGACATTAGAAGAACCTAGACAGGGGTTTTTTCTAGGTAAGATTGTAAGAAAAGCTAAACGTGCTGTTAAAAAAGTGGTTAAATCACCGTTAGGTAAGCTTGCTCTAGGAGCAGCTGCCCTTAAATTTGGTGGTCCAGGTATTGCAAAATTATTAGGTAGACCTGCAACAGGTTTTTTAAGTGGTCAATTTACAGGACCAGGTGGTATTTTTAGTGCTGCTAGAGGATTGTTTGATCAAGGTAGATTTTTAGGAGATTTAGTAAGAACAGATGGTGTATTTAGTCCAGGTAAAGCTGCATTACTAGGTCTAGGTGCTGCAGGTATTGCTGCACCATTTTTAATGGGTGGAGACGAAGAAGAAGTTGTGGAAGAAACTCCATTCTCAGAAACACCCTCTAGTATTGCTAACATAGTAGAGCAAGCTAGGAATAGAGATCCAAGTTTAAGATTTTTACCAGAGCCAAGATTTGTAAGAAACTTCTATGCTGCTGATGGTGGATTAGCTGATGTACCGAGAATGCCTATGCAAGAAGGCGGGATCATGGACTTGGGTGGTATGGAAAAAGATTATAGAACTGGTGGCTTTGTAGATCTTGGAGCAGAAGAACGAGCTGACGATGTACCTGCAAGATTAAGTAAAAACGAATTTGTATTTACAGCTGACGCTGTAAGAAATGCAGGCGGAGGTGACATAGATAAAGGCGCTGAAGTTATGCAAAATATGATGGACAATCTAGAAGCAGGTGGTATGATATCTGAAGAATCTCAGGGTATGAATCCTGCACAAGAGATGTTTGATCAATCACAAATGTTGGAGAGTAGAATAGTATAATGGCATTACCAGATTATTTACAAGATACCGCTAAAGATTTTGCCAAACAATTAACGGCAACTACATCGGTACCTATAGATACAAGTAAATTTACCGGTAGACAATTTGTTGCTGGTGAAGATCCATTACAAACACAAGCTATTAATTTAGCAAGATCAGGTGTTGATTCTTTTAGACCATTTTTACAAGCAGCACAAACTGCTGTAGGACAACAAGCAGGACTGACTGGACCAACTGCGTTCAGACAGTTTATGTCACCTTTTCAACAAGATGTTATAGATACAACACTAGCAGATTTTGATAGACAAGCAGCGTTAGGTAGACAAAATATTAGGGACCAAGCATTTACTGCGGGAGCTTTTGGTGGTGGTAGAGAGGGTGTTGCTATGGGTGAGTTTGAAGCTGGTAACTTAAGAAACAGAGCTAGCTTACTTGCACAACTACAACAACAAGGATTTACACAAGCACAAAATTTAGCACAACAAGCATTTGGTAACCAAGGTAATTTAGCAGCACAACAAATGGGACTATCTAATTTCTTAAGAGGATCTACAGGTCAAGACATTGCTGCATTAGGAAACCTTGGTGCGTTCAGACAAGGATTAACACAATCACAATTAGCAGCTGATCAAGCAGCAGCTAGAACAGCAGCATTTGAACCACAACAAAGATTACAACAATTCGGATCTGGTTTAGGTCAAGTTTCTGGATTAGGAACAGTTGCTCCACAACTACCGATGGGTGGCGCAAGTCCTCTTGCTACAGCATTAAGCACAGCTACAGGTCTTGCTGGTATATTTGGTAAACTATACGGTAATAAATAATGAGACCATTAAAAAGACCAATGTTTAGATCAGGTGGTCCTATTAAAGAAGGGATCATGTCTGGTATGCAAGATAAGCCGCAACAACTAGTTCAACCAGCTGCAGATGGTAGTAGACCAGGATATGCTGGCCCTCTTGCATTTTTAGCACCTCTTCTTGGTATAGGTGGAACCGCAGCAAGAGTAGGTGCAACTAGAGCAGCTCCATCTTTGATACCACGAATAACACAAGGATTTAAAAATATATTTTCAACACCTGTAACTAAAACTGTTCCTAAACAAGGTCCTACAGGGTTTGGACCAGTTAAAGTAACAACGGGAGCTGGTGGCACTGTAACAAGAGAATCTACAAAATTAACACCAGGGTCTGGTGAATTGACTACTAGACAACTTAAACCATACTTTGCAAATGATCCCACTATTGCGTTAGTTAGAGGAACTTATAACGCTCTTACAAATCCAGAGGCAAAAGGTTTATTTGCTAAAGGTGCAAGATTTGTGTTGTCTCCAACAGGTGTAATTACAACAGGTTATTTTGTTGGTGGTAAATTTTTTGATGGAGATGGTAATCAAATTGACGATAAAGAGGCTAAAGAATTAGGTTTAACAGCAGGTAATAAGATAGATGAAAAAGTAATTAAAGGTGAGTCTGATGGAACTGAAGGTAAAACATTAACAAGAGATGCAGAGATAGAAGCAAATAGAAAAAGATATTACAAACTTATGGGTATAGATAAAATGCAAAAAGGTGCTGCTTATGATTCATTAATTGATGCAAGTAAAATTATTCAAGAACAAGGCGGTGATCTAAAAGGCGCTATTAAATCAGGAACTTTACAATCATCTATAATAAATGCAATATCTAAAAACTTAGATAAATCTGCAGATCTAAAACGTCAGATTGATGCTGCAATACTTAAAGGTGAAATTACAAAAGATATAAATAAAGAAAAAGATCAATTAGCCGCAGAGCTTACAAAAAAAAGAATACAAGTAGCAGATAAACAATTAGCCGGCAGTAATCTAGATGACATTGCGGCTGAATATAGAAAATCACAATTACCTTTAAAAGGACAAACTCTATTCACTGAAGCTAATAGAGCAGGAACAGAAGTTGACGGAATACTTTCAACCAAACAAGTAGATGAGTTTTTAAATGATAACCCAACGTTAACAGAAGCAGACTATATAGAAAAAGTGCAGAAAGATAGACTTGCAAAAGGTGAGGCTGTTTTACCTGAAGGAAACTATGTAGTTGGTGGTAGAATAGTTCACATAAGTGACGGCGGACTTGTAGATAGATTTGTATTTTAGGAGTAAATAATGGTTACTCTTGTAGACACTAGATTAAAAAGTGCAGAAGATAATAACAAAGTAGGCACATTAGAGTCTATATTATCAGGTGTTGCATCAGGACTAATTGCAATACCAAAAGGTTTCTTTTCTCTTGGCGGTACATTATTAGATCTTGGTGTTGATAGAAATAGAGCAGCAAGTGTCGAAGCATTTTTTGATGATCTTACAGAATTTGACGAAAAAGCAGAAGCAACAGCAGCTGGTAGAATTACAGAAGCATTAGTAAACATAGGTATACCTGCAATTAGAGGTATGAAAATAGGTGCACAACTTGCAGAAGATGCAATGCGTGCAGGTAGAAATAATAAATATTTTAAATTAACAAATCCTAATCTTAAAAAAGGTGTTGATAAAGCACTAGAATTAAACGCACGTGGTAACACAAATAAATTTATTGCTGGTGCTTTAGGTGGTGGTGTAGCTGAAGCTATATTTGTTGGTGATGTAGAACAACTTGGTACATTTGGAGACTTTGTTGGTGGCCCTACAGCTATTGATAGATCAACAGACGATGATCCTACAAGAGAATTATTAAACAGAGTTAAGTTTGGCACAGAAGGTGCATTGTTTACTGGTTTGATTGGTGGTGCAGGTAAAGTTGTTAAAAAACTTACAGATAGAAATAAACAATTAGATGTAGCAAACTCTAAACTAGATGCTTTTATAGATAAAATTGCATCAGGGTTCAGGGCACGTAGTGGTAAGACTCAAGAGTTTTTTGATATTGAGAGAACATCTGTTGGTGAACGAGCTGCAGATGCTGCAGGCGCTAGAAACATATCTAGAGAGTTAGATCAAGCGATCGACAAAGTATTCCCACCAATGCGTACAGTTTTAAATCAGGCAGAAGCTGCAAAAAGAAAACAAATGCTAACAAAGATAAATGATCTATTGTTATCTGGTGACCCTAAACTAGATGATCTTGGTGTTGCAACATTTGGTAAATTAGATGAAACAAAAAAAGCTGCATTAGTAAAAGAATTAAAAGACATGAAAGTAGATGACCAGGTTGTTGCTGACATACTGGGTAGTTTGTCTACAATAAGAACTAGGTGGTCTGACTTATTTTCTAAATTAGGTAGATCATTAGGACAAAATGAGATTAAAGAATTTAAAACTTTGTTTGGCAATAAATTTAAAAATTATATTGGATCTACGTATGATATATTTCAAAACCAAAGTATATTTCCATGGGTTAGATACAAGCCTACAAAAGAAGCAGTAGATGAAGCTAAAGAAGTATTTAAATCTAGTGCAAGAGAAGCAGGAGAAGAACTTACAGACTTACAGGCAGAGCAAGCTGTTACCAGAGTATTAAGAACTGCAAGACTACCCAAAGGTATTAGAATGGATAAACCGTCTGATGCTATCTTTGAAGTCCCTGGATTTTTTGTAAATAGAACCACATTGGATGAGGTCGTAACAGCTAGAGGGTCTGCACTAGTATCAGCAGGAGCTATAAAAGAAGCAGATAGAAAAGTGTTTGAAAAGTTATTGGGTAAACAAGCAAACCCCATGCAAACTATATTAGGTGGCACAGCTAAACTATCTATGATTACTAGAAGAAATCTTTTCTTTCAAGATTTAATTACTAAAAACAAAGAGCTTATTGCTAATGGTAAAAAGCCTATGTTTGTTGAGACTGCAGATGAAGCAAGACTTGTGTTTGGAGATGACTATCAACAAATAAGAATTGACCAAGCTAAAACACTTAGTGTTGCAGCAAAAGGTGGATCTATAAATCCATTAAATGAATTATACACAACAAAAGGAATGGCTGATGCTTTAGAAAATACTTCTTTATCTTTTGATAAAGCAGGAATGTTGGGTCAATTATATCAAAGTCTTATACTATATCCAAAAGGTTTGTCACAGATAGCAAAAACAATTTTATCACCGGTAACACATGTTAGAAACTTTGTATCTGCTGGTGCGTTTGCAACAGCCAATGGTATTATACCTGATGGTCAAGCAATTAAAACAGCATACCAAGCACTACAGACACCACTAAAAGGCACAAGACAACAGAATGATTTGTATGAAGAGTTATTAAAACTTGGTGTTGTAAACTCAAACGTAAGACTAGGGGATCTAACTAGATTGCTTGAGGATGTAAACTTTGGTGAGACCATGACATCAGACAAAGGTTTAAGATTATTATTAAAACCATTATCAAAATTAAAGTCTGTGTCACAAGACCTGTATACAGCTGAGGATGACTTCTGGAAGATAGCATCATGGGCTATGGAAAAAACTAGATTAGAAAAAGCTCTTGCAAACAAAGGTGTTACAAGAGGTATGACAGTAAAAAGAAATGGAGTTGATGTTGTTGTAGATGAACAATTTTTTAAACAAGAAGCAGCAGATATTGTAAAAAACAATATACCAAACTATGATTATGTATCTGATTTTGTTAAGTCATTAAGAAAATTACCTATTGGTAACTTCGTATCATTTCCTGCAGAGATAGTTAGAACAGGTACAAATATTGTAAGACGTGGTCTTAGAGAAATAAATGAAACGTTTGAATTACCTGATGGCACAATCATAAAACCTTTTGCAGGTATAGGTCACACTAGATTATTTGGTTTTGGTGCTACTGTTGCAGCTGTGCCATACGGAACACAAAAAGCTTTTCAAGCTATCTACGATGTAACAGATGAAGAAAGAGAAGCTATTAGAAGATATGTTGCTGATTGGTCAAAAAATTCTACTCTATTACCTATAAAAGATGAAAAAGGTAATTTTAAATATGTAGATTTTAGTCACGCTAACGCATACGATACTTTAATCAGACCAGTTCAAACTATAATTAACGCTGTTGCTGACGGCAGAACAGATGAAGATGGTTTGATGGATGATTTTATCGCTGGTACATTTTCATCTATGTCAGAATTTGCACAACCTTTTATATCTGAATCTATTTGGACAGAAGCTGTAGCAGACTTACTAGCTAGAGGTGGTAGAACTAGAGATGGATTCCAAGTATTTAATCCACAGGATTTACCAGGCGATAAAGCGTATAAAATTATGGGTCATTTAGTTAAAGCACAGATGCCATTTTCTTTTGAACAATTAAAAAGATTAGATAGATCTATAGAATCTGTTGACATATTACAAAAAGGTAAGTTTGATAAGTATGGACAAACCTTTGAATTTGGTGATGAGTTTGCAGGTTTATTTGGATTTAGATCTGTGAATGTAAATCCAAGCAGAGGACTAGACTTTAAAGTAGCAAACTATCAAAGAGGTGTTAGAGAATCCAGACAATTATTTACAAGAGAAGCATTACGAGGTGGACCAATCGAACCAAGAGATGTCGTGGATGCATACATAAATGCAAACAGATCATTGTTTGGAGTTAGACAAGATTTTAAAAAAGACATAGATGCTGCTAGAGTATTAAACATAGGTGAAACAGCTTTTAGAACATCTGTTGGTAGACTCTCTAATATAGAAGTAAATACAATAGATAATAATATTTTTAGACCAATTAATATATCACCAGATATTAGAAGAGCCTTTGCAGAGAATGCAGCTAATATAGGAGCAGTTAACCCACTGGAAACTGCAGCTAATGCTATTGCATCGATACAAGATCAGATGAGAAATATATCATTACAAGAATCAAACTTTCCATTTATAGAAAACCCTTTATTGCCTAGTGCACAAGAGACACCGGTAACACCAAACACATTAAATTTACCTGCACCAGATACAGCAATACTAGCAAATTCAGGTACAGGTAGTGGTTTTAACAACTTGAGTACAGCACAGAAACTTGCTATACTTTTTGGACGAGATTAACTATGGCAATGCAACCAAAAAATACTAGAGAACACATTTTATCTTTGTACGGACATATATCAGGCGTCAAGAAAAACTTAAAACATGTGCACGAGGATGTCGAGAAGTTGGGCGGTAAGATAGACAAAGTCTATTGGGTTCTCTTAGCAGCAGCGGGATCTGCTGTGCTCTTCGCATTAGGAATTTTATTTAAATAATGAATCTTTCACGTAACTTCACTCTCTCAGAACTTATCAAAAGCGACACTGCTATACGTAGGGGTATTAATAATAATCCTAACGCAGAGCAAATAGAAAAATTAAAAGCATTGTGTGAGAATATTTTACAGCCAGTACGTGATCACTTTGGCAGAGTCAAGGTGACCAGCGGATTTCGGAGCGTAGAATTATGTACAGCTATTGGTAGTTCTGCAAATTCGCAGCATGCTAAGGCCGAGGCCGCAGACTTCGAAGTAATAAACACAGACAACGCTGAATTATTTGATTGGATTAAATCTAATCTTGAACCAGATCAATTGATCCTCGAGTTCTACACTCCGGGTGAACCCAACTCGGGATGGATTCACTGCAGCTGGATACCTGAAGGCAGACGTGCATCTTACTTACACGCTTATAAGTCTGAAGGTAAAACTAAATACAAACCAATATTAGGAAGCGCTAAAGATTTAATTTAAAATCAAAAGCTACAATTCTTTTTTTAAAATAAGTTTTATTTGGTTCTGTGTAGTGTGTTACAAACTGTGGAACTATCATAATATCTCCTTCTTCTACATCTGGTGAGTACAAAACACTTTCATCTTTTTCATTATTCCAGGGCTGTATATATGTTGTTTTAGGTGAGTCTTTTTTCATTTGTAAATATAATATAGCTGCATAGCCCTGAGAACTATGGTTGTGAGGAATATGATAATGCCCCTTATCATATGTAACAGACCAGGCTCTAGTTACATCTATTTTTTTATTGTACTTAGCTCTTATTAAACTAAACTCTTCTTTAAATATTTCTTGTAATTGCCAAGTAAAATCTGCTTTGTTTCTGTTGCTATAAAAATTTGGAAAAGATATTTCTGGAAATTGTTTAAGTATTTTTTCTATATGTTCTTTTTTATTTTTAAAATCAACACATTTAATTTTAAAAAACTCTATTTTAAATACAGGTTCTATTTCGTATTGTATATTCATTTTAAAAATACCAAACTAAACAAGCAACAAGACTAATCCATAATCCCATTCTTATAACTACACCGGGTCTTAAATCCATTCTTTTAACTCCTCTCCCATTATTTGAGTTGCGATATTAACTTTTTTACGTAAAGCTTTTACTATTCTAGTATCTACTGTTTTTTCGCATATTATATCTATGTAAGTCATAGGTCTCTCCTGTCCTATACGATCTATTCTAGCCTCTGATTGTTGTCTCTTCTCCAGGTCATAACCATTAGAATAATATATCATAGTGCTAGCAGATGTAAGAGTAATACCATATCCACCAGTCTGAGTAGTGCCTATGAAAAATCTAACCGGGGAACTGGGATCTTGGAACTTCTGTATATTCTTTTGTCTATCTTCTTGTGGTGTAAGACCATAGTAATCTACAAAAGAATCAGGACCATACTCTTTGTTTATAAGCTCTATGATTCTGTTAACATCTCTTTGAAAGTGGGCCCAGATAACAACCTTGCCCTCTATTTCATCAAGTAGATCCATAAGTTCTGGCAATCTATTTGTAGGCAGCTCATGCATTGTGCCATCGTCTGCTGTAAAATTACCACAAGTTATCTGTTGTAATCTCATAAGTTGAGTCAATACCGTGGCTGTGGTCATCATCTTGCCGTTGAAATTAGCAAGAGCTAATCTGCTCATCTCTTTATATACTTTTAATTGATCAGGTGTAAGTGTGACTACTCGCTTCATAAATGTTTTCTTTGGTAGATCAAGGCATTCATCTTTTAATACTCTGTACGAAAATTCTTTTAATTTTTCTGATAACTCATCAAGGTTCTTGTATCCAACTACAATTTGTACAGACCTACCACTAAAGTTTGCTGTTTTCATAATAGCGTATCTTGTTCTAAACGTGTAATAAGAGTCATGACCTAATAGACCAGGGCTCAGGAATTCACATTGTTTATATAGATCTAATGGTGATTTGGTTACAGGAGAACCTGTAAGTATTCTATTATATCTAGAAGCAAGACCTAGTTTACAAATATTTTTTGTACGTTTTGCTTCAGGGTTTTTTATCGTAGTAGACTCATCAATAGCCATCATAGCTCTGTGAGAAAATAAAAATTTTTGTGCAAAATCGTAACCTTTTTGTGTAGATAATGCCTCTACATTCATAATTAATATGTGTAGATCTTCTCCTGTTTCAAACAAACTATCTAATTGAGCAGTTTGTTTTTTTGTAATTAAAGGCTGCCATAAAACAGTCTTTTGATCTATGTGATCAACTAAATGTGTAGGTATCTCGTTTTCATACCAGTTTTTTACTACACCTTTTGGTGCCACAATTAGGACACCATTTATTTTACCATTATCGTAAAGCATAGATATGTTATCTATTAATACTTTTGATTTACCAGTACCCATCTCCATAAAATATGCAAAATAGGGTCTGTCCCATGACATTTCTAATGCCTTAATTTGGTGAGCATATGGCTCTGTCTTAAATTTATAATTCATAATTTTTCTTCTTTCTAGTTGACAACTATATAGAACATCCTATATTGTTTGTCAAGATGTCAGAAAGAATAGTTTATCTAGTGCAAGAAGTACCTGGTACAAAATCTGGAACACCTAAAATAAATATTGTAGGTGCTACAAAGTACGGTGAAGTAAAATCGTTGTTACCAGAATTTTCACAAATAATTTTTTCTCCAGGTCCATTAATTTTTAAATTAAGAAAACTTTTAAAAAATTTTAGACCAGAGGATTATTTATTATTAACAGGTGATCCTGCTATTATAGGTGTTGCTTGTTCTATTGTATCTGATATTACTAACGGTAAATACAACTTATTAAAGTGGGATAAACAAGAAAGAAAATATTATCCTATAACAATTAATTTATATGAGAAAGGAGAAGTAAATGAGTAGTATTAATTTTGAAGAAGACCAACGACAAGATTTAAATTCTGTAAACGATGCTAAATCTTTGTCTGATCAAGTTGTCAAACTAAAA